CAAGCATTGCGCCTTTATAACGCTGGCCAATGACAACAGCCATTGACTTAGGAGAATCACCATATTCAGGTTGAAGTTCTACTTTACCAATGCTACGACCCTGGTTAAATCCATAGACGCCATTTTGAATAGTGTTGCCAGCAAGGGCATCTTTGGCTTGACCTAAAATTGATGATGCTTGGCTATCTGCAATACCGTAACCCTTAAGGACTTCTTGGTTAAGTGTGTGAAGTTTAGCCAGTTGATCTTCTTCAGTTGAGGTAAGAATATCGGTAGCACGCTCTAGTGCCACTTTGTGTGGCAAGGCTAGATAGGCAATATCGTACAAAGTTTTGCCTACATTTGGATCAGAAAAATCAATATCTTTTGATGACAAAGACATATCATCCATGTTCATAGACAATGGACGTTGGCCTGTAAAGGTACGTACTTTGCCTGCAAGGGCATTCATTACATTGTCCATATTTGGCTTTTGCGTAAGCAAAGACTTAGTTACTTTGTAACTTTGTTCGCCAGTAACAGGATCTGTAATAAGCGTACGCTTAGGTACAAGAAAATTAACTTGCTCGTTAACAGTAGACGCTTGTGCGCTATTGCGGATACGATCTAATCCCCAATTCTCGCTTACGGCTTTGCCAAGTGTACGAGATGGCATCTTTAGTTCTGCAATTGCACCTGCAGAATTATCAGCAAGTTCCTTTGAATACAGCGCTTCTTTAAAGATCTGTACTACTTGCTGGCGGTTTGTAACGTTGGCAAGTGACTTGACCATAGCCCTTGACCAACCGTTGGTTACGCCATAATCATTGGTAATGCTTGCTACGGCAGTTTTTGGATCCTGTGCTTTGGTAACAATATCGTCAATAGCACGGTTAATCTTGCCATTAAGCGGGTTAGCCAATACAGAATCTAGTTGATCTGCTGAGTGAACAACCGTTGAGTTGGATAGCAAAAAGTTTTGCAGCCCTTGACCTGATGTAGCCCAAGGCAAAGCAGCAACGGCAATTGGCTTGCCAGTCTGTGGATTGATCTTTGGTGTTGGCTTACCAGCAGCATCTAGTTTATCTTCATCAAGAGCGATAGCGACGTTATCGCCATTAGCAACTTGTGATTTTAACTTACCTGCAATAGCAAGCGGATCTGCTTCAAAGTCAAATGAAGCATCGGCTACGCCAGATACAACTTGACCAATGCCAGCATTGGTATTTTTTAATACACCAAGACCAGGAATTTTCGATAAACCGTTAGCAACATCTCGGCCAAATGATACGAGATAGTTTGGGTCATTAGACTTATTGAAAGAATCTTTGTATGCAGGAAGCGCACGACCAAGCACATTCTTTTCTAGGCTTTCACCTAGTTCTGCACCAATAACTGTACCTTCTGGACCTGCTAGGGAACCAACTGCTCCACCTGCAAGTACGCCAAGTGAACCAATTGTGCCATCAATAATGCCATGATCAGCATAGAGGCTGTGGATAAACTTGTAATCTCTTTGTGCTTCTTGCAAAGGCTTGTTAGCCCATGTCATCGCTGTGCCAACTGCCTTGCCAACTACTGGCAAATCAGTGATTGTCTTAATGACAGCGGTAGGAATTTCCTTAACATCTTTGAAGATATTGCTAATCCATGAACCAGAGTTGTATGTTTGCACATGGTCATCTACTGCGTTAGCAGTTGCAGTCATATGAGTCGTCGCAGCAAGAGTGTTGAATGCTGCTTGATTGCCTGTAGATATACCAGCCGCTGCTACTGCAGGACTATGAGCAACAAATGATGGATTGCCTTGAACCATGTCATTTGCAGAGGCTACATTTGCACCAGGAGTAATAGTTTGCTGTGGCATAGGTGCTGTAGTTGGTGCTGCAATTGGTTGGCCTTGAGGTTTATTTGGTGTCAGGGCCATGTATTACTTCCCTAATGTAGCGGCAAGTTGTTGCAATTCAGGTGCGGCATCTTTGTTTGATGCAAGAGATTGCACAAGGTTCTTTGCGGAAATACCAGTTTGTACTGCTTGGCCTGGTTGGATGCCAATTGCTTCTGGTCCTGGTCCAGCACCCATAGGTGCGCCTGCAGTGACAGGTTCTGCTGGACGTTGTGTAGGAGCAGAAAGTGGCGTAACTTGTTGAGCCATACCACCCTGTTGCTGTGCACCTTGTTGTGCGGCTGCTGCAAGAGCAGACGGAGCAGGTGCGTTGCCACCAAGACGCGTTGCGGACATTGGGGCTTGTGCTTGCAGATTCATTAAGTCCTGTCCATCGCCATAACTTGGCATTCCAGCAACATAACGTTGTGCTTGCTTTGAGGCTACGCTACCTGGTCCATCGGTTCGTGTGCTTAATGCACCTGGGAGTGATGGTGTTGTTGCTGGCTTTTGTGGGGCTGGCATCTACCTACTCACCTTCTTTTAATGTCTCAATGGTCCTAGCGGCATACTCGTGAAACGACTTTTGGTCATCCACGAAACTTGCTTGTGTATCTAACATGTGAGTTAGAATTTGAAAAAAGTTAGATCCTACATCGCATATGTCGGATGCAGTTGATGCGAACAGGGCAAATACATCCCACTTGCTTAGGCTTGTAGGCGCTTTGCCCTGCTCGTCGTTATTCAATTATGAACGAGGCTTTCCTGCTTCAGTTCCTGAACCGCGTGTGCCTGATGGCTGTACAGTGAACTTGATGTCTGACATGCCTGTTGACTTGACAGATGGTGTTTTTTGGATGCCTGTCTTCTGTGTAACTGCATCAGATGATCCATGTCCACCCTGATTTTTAGGTGAAGGAACCTTTGTTGTTAATGATGACTTAAGTGTTGCCATTTGTATCTCCTATAGGTTTTTGGGAATCTCACTCGTAACGTTAGGCGGGTGAGCGTCTGGCGACATTCGCAGATAGTTGCGGTGCGCCAGAAGATGAAAGTCCTGCTAGTAAGTTCTGCAATGCAGAAGGCTGTCCTTGCGGTGCTGCAGGCATACCTTGCGGCATACCCTGTGGAGTAGGTTCCCCACCAGGAGCCTGTCCTGGTGCACCAGCGGCTGCAACAGGTGGGGAGACTTGTTGTGCAAACGCAGCGGCTAGAACATCTTCGATGTTATCGCCTGCCATACGACCCTTGATAGCGGCAGCAATTGCTGTTAACGCCTTTGTAGGATCTTGTCCTTGCAGAGCAAGGGTAGGGATTGCATTTGCGTATGAAGTAACTGCTTGCATAAGAGCATCGCGTAATTCTTCAACTTCAACCTTTTCTTCTTCTTGGGTTACGTTCATATCCCAAGGCATCTGACGACGCAAGAAGTCACGGCTGATTAACTTGTCTCCACGAGCCTGTAGCCCAAATACTAATGCGCGGTTTGGATCTAGACCCGCCATCATTCCATAACTTACATCGCACCAATAATCTCCGCCAATATCTTTCTTAGGCGTGTAGGTAATCTCGTAAGGTGCGCCAGCAGTTACGCCGCGTACTTCTTTCTCAACATCACCAAATAGTGCTTCGTCCATCTTAAAGCAAAGGCGCATGACGTGACGGAATGTCTCAGAGAAAACAGCCTGTGCTGTCTTAACCTGAGTATCAAATCCACCCATCAGTGCTTCTACGCCACGACCAGTGACGATAGAACCTGACTGCTGTCCTAGACGGCCTTGAGGATAGCGTGAGCCAACACGCAATTCTTGATCTAGTTCGCCAGTCTCTTGGAAGATTCCGTTAGGAATATCAAGTGCTACACGACGAATCTTCTCTGGATTGGCAGAGCGAATAGTCGCATCTGGGCCAATTTCAATAACGTTAACATCTGAAGGCAAAGCGAACGGAGCCTGTACAGACTTCTGTGCTGCTTCCAATTGGAATGTTGCCATGCGTGCGCGAGCAACTTGTACCCACATGATGTCATCAAACTGTCCACGCTGATTCTCATCAGAGTCAACACCTGGACGAATTGCCAATGCAATTGGAATTTCATCAAAGGGATTGTTAGCACGCTCAAGGACAAGGTTTGCACGCTCAGGTACAAATAGAACTAACTCGTTCTTATCCTGATAGCGATATACTTCGAGCATACGCTCGGAATTACGGTTCTCGTACTTGGTAAGAATCTGTGCTTCAAATTCTGGAAAGTCATTGCATAGTTCGCGTACTGACTTCTGGTAGCGCTTGGTGTATGAAAGCAACTTGCCAAAACGATCAAACTCAGGGTATGAGTTAATTGGGTTGTCAATGCGAATCATTGGGCGATTGTTCTCATAATCAGGCTCAATGATGAAAGCCAACATACCAAAGGTAAGGTAACGGTCAGCACCTGAATACATCAAGGTCTGAAGGTTACAAGAGTCGCGGTAACCAGCGACGATCATGGTGCGCTTATCGGCACGCTTTCTTGCACGATCTGAGATTGAATCAGTTGTATCGCAGTTGAATGCTGGAAGCGGAGCGATAACTTCAGCCACGTCGCGGGCAGCAACGTCAATAAAGTTTGCCACCATTGGCTTTGGATATTCTTCTGAGAACATTCCAGGAAAGACTTGTTGAATGTCGCCTTGGCGAATAGCCATAAGGTCAGCCCAACGAGAGTCGCGGGTATGGTATCTATCCCGCAACTTGCGGACTTTTACGCCCAACTCGTTAATATCTATTGCCACTTATGTATCCCCCGTTAGATGCAAGTTT